CCTGTGATAGGTAATACTGTACGAACATCTTGCGTATCATATACGGTCAGTACGCCGACCATATTATTTGATAGGATGTCCTCTGTTAATTCGATTGATAGTATAATACCTAGAATATTCATACGATATGGTGTACTCTCGCCACCATGTAATCTGTATGATATTATTTCGGCTTTATCAATCTGATAATCACCTGCTTGATTTAGTATATTAGGTTCGGACATATCATTATCTTCTTATCAACTTTCTAAACTCTTCTAAAAATGATGATAGATAAGCCGGGTTTAGAATTTTAATCTTTCTTTTCTTATCTTGTTCTCTTATCTCATATTCATAGTTTGATACAGATTGTGCGTCTGTGTCTGTCTCATTACACTCAATCAAGTGTGAATAGTCATCAGGACCATCACCTTTTTGTTTACCAGATGATTGTACTCTCTCATAATGGTGTACACCATATAAATCGTCTTCGTATTTGTCTTTGACATAACTTTCAAATGATAGATGAGATAGAGGCCATTCAAAATATCTGTTTGTCACTCTATTCATCATCAATATAACATAGAAGTAATCTGCACTACCATATATCTTAAATGCGACATCTTCTGGTTTTTCACCGTTTTCTACATCATAACTATCGTATAATGAAAAGTTATCTCTAACTTTATTTCTTATCTTAACTCTACGAAATATATCAGGCACCAATTTGAAATCTTCGTTGCCGTCCATGTCGTATCTGATTTTAGGAAATTGCGTAAAAAACATAAGTCTTAATGTCCTTCGTAAATTTTTTGTTTAGTCATCAATTCTAGTTCTTGGAAAGTCAATGACATTTTATATGATACTGGCGCACCATCTTCAAAAGCACTAAATTGTGCCTCTGGTCCAAAGTTTACATCCATTGCTTTCAAAGCACACTTCGATATCTTATTCATGTATTCATTAGGTCCACCTAAATGTGCGTAATGTATTTCAAATTCAGATGGTACTTTAAATAATCTACCACCTGTGATACCTAAATCTAAATCTGGATGCATATGGTATTTAAATAGAAATATAATATTCTGTACTGCCTCTAGTTCTTTTTGACTACGAGGATGAAAATCAAATGCATATGTGAATTCTCTAAATGACGGTCCTTGATAAAACTGTTCTTCATTAGGATTGATTGCGACACCAAATGCCTTACTTACTAATTGTACGGGGTCACCAGCGCCGATAGCGTTACCTAATTCACCTAATGCTTTTTTACCAAAGTCTCCTACACTTGTGGCTGCTCCTTTTGCAATCTCCATTGCCATTTGTGTCTTATCACTTGCCGTTCTAGCATTACCAATTGTTCTTGCGATTTGACCAGCCATGTTTGTTGCCTCTGCCTCATAGTTTGCGCCGTATGACACCTTTGTACCTGCTGGCATGTATAATGCAATTGCACTTGTGACCTGTGTATGCGTAGGTAATTTTGATAATACTGAATTGTCTGTTTTTACTTCTTTAAAATTGCCTGTTTGTTTTCTTATATCGTTAATCGAACCTGCTGTGCCATGAGGACCTGCCTGTTTACCACCTTTATCGGTTGCAAAACCCATTTTTTGTGCGACTGCGAAATCTTTATTGTTCTTGCCACTAAATTTGTTCTTCAATGAGTAGAATATAATATAGTGACCTAGTTGTTCGTCTGTTAAATCTAAAGGATATTGTATTTGTGAGAATGATAATGGGTCTCTTTTCATCTTCTCTTGTGGACTATCGTTTACCTCAAATGGTGACTTCTTCAATAGTTCAGCAGCCACTTTTCCTTCTTGACTTGATACTTGTTGACCAGATAACGCATTAGATATACCACTAACTGCACCTGTAATATCATTGAAGAATGGTGTAGATAGTTTCTTTATATGTGTAGCAGCTCTTTTTAACATTAATAAATACCTTTGTAATTATGATAATATTTATATAGATTATAGGAACATTATGGCGAAAAGTTATAAAGGGTTATATAAACCAACCAACCCAAAGAAATATGTTGGTAATGCAAATCAAATAGTGTACAGGTCGTTATTAGAGAGACGGTTTATGCGTTATTGTGACCTGAATGATGATATATTAAATTGGGCAAGTGAAGAATTACCTATATCATATTTCTCACCTATCGACAAAAGATGGCATAGATACTTTCCAGACTTCATCATCAAGACATCAAACAATAAGAGGTTTGTCATAGAGATTAAACCTTATCGACAATGTTTGAAACCAAAAGCACCTAAAAGAAAAACTAAATCACATATTCGTGAACAGTTTGAGTATATCAAGAACCAAGCAAAATGGTCAGCCGCAAGAAAGTATTGTGAAGACCAAGCTTCAGATGTTGAGTTTAAGATTATTACAGAAAAAGAATTAGGTCAGTATTAACCGAAGAAAGAATAGGCCGCTCTATCGTGGTAACTATCAATATCAGTTCTCAAATCAGTAGTTGTTAAACTAGCCGCTGAATTACTTGTTGAATTATTACCTGAATTGTTTGTAGAGTTGTCAATAATAACAACACCATCTCCTTGACCTTTTTTACCAAATCTATTTACAGTTTCAGTTTTATAGGTTGTCTCTGTTGTATCACCTTGTACTGTTTCTATTGTACTCTTTGAAATGTTATCGCCCTCATTGGTAACTGAACCTGTATCTGTACCGGCTGCCATCACTTCATTATATACTCTACTAAACGCCTCGCCTGGACTTTCACCACCTGGTAACATTGCACCAGCAGCCGCAAGACCACCTTTTGCCAATGCTTTCATCATTGTACCTAATTTGAAAATATTATTTTTGAGACCTGCAAAATCAAAAGTAAATAGACCTTTAAACCAGTTCCATGCCGACATTACAGGACCGTCTTCGCCTAAAAAGAATTCTTTTAGTGAGAATGGTTTATCGGGGTCACCAAAATTAAATATGTCTTTCAAGAAGTTAATTGCTAAGTCAAGTGGTAATGATACTACACTAAAGAAGAAATCAGCTGCACTACCAACTACGCCTGTTAGACCTGACCATATTCTTTCTGTGTCTAGTGTGAATATACCCATTACAAAGTCAACAAGACCACCAATAATGCCACTAAAACTTTCTGTGATACTGACACCAAAATCTGCAATGTATGTACCTAAATTTTCTAATCCAAGATATGATAATGCCATGCCAATTAAATCTGTTATCAATCGTACAAAACTACCAATGAAACCATCTACAATTGCAACAACGGATTCTCTGATACCATCTACAATAGAACCACTTTCACCATAACCATCCATAAATCCTTTAACACCATCAAATACTCCTAATATTAATGTCAATGGTAAGAATAATTTACCAACAGTTCTACCAATTGCTTTGATTGGCGCAATGATTTTACTTAATGCACCACCAGCTTTACCTGCACCTGCCGGTCCTGAAGCACCGCCACCAAATAGTCCCATTATTGCGTTCTTAAACGGAGCAAATACGGCACCAACTGATTTGGCTGCCTCATCTATTGATGAAGTAATCTTCATAATACCTGGACTACTAAAGAAACTCTTAACTGGTTTTATTAAATTATCATCTAATAGAAGTTTTATACCAGCAAATGGAGCTTTTGGCAAGTGTTTTGCCTTGAAGTCATCAAATTTTGATAGAATAGGTCCTGATATAGAAGTCTTGAAACCATTTGTCAAGTTTGTACCAAATGCTTTTGTAGCAATTTTAAAATCATCTACAAGTTTGGCACCAAAACCTAATGTAGTAATAGTACCAATGCCTTTAGCAAAAGTAGCCATTCCTTTGATAGATTTTAATTGTTGTGGTAATCTTAATATATCTTCTATATTCATTGCCTTTGCAAAAGCGGCTAAGGCAAATATACCTGCAAGAGCAGGCATTTTGAAATCACCAGTCATCTCTGATTTACTAGGCATAGAGACAGTAGATTGACTAGCTACATCTCTTTTTTCTTTTCTTAATTCAGCAGCTTGACTTCGTTCTCTTGCTAATTGGTCTTTGTCAAACTGAAACATCTGTCGTAAGGTGTCCATGAAACCTTGCGTGTTTCTTTCGTTCTCTTTACCAATCGACCTTAAATCTTCTAATATAGGAATAGAACCATTATCATTGGCTGCTACAGCACCTGCACCACCAGTTATCGCACTACCAACAGCCATTTGTGCTGATTGAATACTTGCGACTAAACTACCTCTTGTTTTACCTGTGTTCTCTGCCATTACGCTACCTTACTCTTATAATTTGCGATTGCTGATTTAATTGCGTCTTCAGCTAATACACTACAATGTATTTTTACTGGCGGAAGTGCCAGTTCTTCTACAATGTCTAAATTCTTTATTTCTTGTGCCTGTGTTAAAGACTTACCTTTTACCATTTCTGTAACCAAACTGCTACTTGCAATAGCACTACCACAACCGTATGTCTTAAACTTAGCGTCTGTTATAATATCATCTTTGACTTCAATTTGTAATTTCATTACATCACCACATGCTGGCGCACCGACCATACCTGTGCCGACATCTACTCTTTTACCATCCATACTACCCACATTTCGTGGATTTTCATAATGGTCTAATACTTTATCTGAATATGCCATTACTTAATATACTTCTTCATTGCTAGGTAAATACCATAACACACAAATAGATATACAGTTGCTACGCCTACATCTACCAAATGTTCTCTCATATGATAGATAAACTCTATGCCTGCCTGTACATCTCCCATATTACCACTTGATGTAGTTTGTTCGATTGAAACATTACCTGCACCATCACCGATATTTATTTCTTTTCCGCCTGCTGGATTATCTGACATTATTTCTTACCTTTACTTGAACCTGTATATAAACCAAACCAGGCAGCGCCAGCACCAACAACGATACTGATTAACCCACTCTGTTCCATAGTAGGAGCAGATAAGTTCATATACCATATTACACATTTATACAATAATATAATATAAACTGTTAAGAATAGTCTTGGAAAGATACGCCAAGCGTCAACGGCTCTTGCCATATGTATTATTCTTGCATATGGATTAACACCAAGGTCTTTGATTGAAGTATCTACTTCTAAATCAACCTTGATTTTCTGTTTAGGTTCTGCAACCTTAACTTCTTGTTTTACTTCTTCAGCCATTATTTTCTACCTCGTAGTTGGCGTTCTTTCGCCTTTTCGTTTTCTTCTTTTATGTGAGCCACCAAAAGGTTCACATAAATTTCCCTCTCCCATGGCACCATATTTTCTAATTCACTCAAACTATATTTATGATGTTGCATTAAAGCAAAGTTAACCTGGAAATGATTTTCTAGGCTGTCGTGAGAGAGGGCGACCCGAAAAAATCTTGTAGCCCGCTCAAAACTACTTTACTTTTCACTTTAGTTTTAGGATTAGTTACCTCAATCTCATGTTTGAGTTTTGGCATAGTTGTAAAGAATGTTTGTATTTTGTTAAAGTTTTCACTTGTTAAAGTCTCAACAAAAGCATTCAATTCTTTCTGACTATAATCCGTAGCTTGGTGTATTTCTTCACCATCATAAATTTGATAGATTGATTTGCTAATAATATCAAACAATTGATTAGTCTTCATATTGTCAGCATCCATACTTGGGTCAAAGTCTTCCATTGTAGGATATTTCATTAACATCTTAATCTTATCATTAACTTGAATTTCGTTAGTATGAGTTTCATCAACTTGAACCTCAACCTCTGTTAAATCCACTTCTACATTTGCAAAAGTTTCATTGTCGTCTGGACATTTCACTTTCAGTTTTGATACCTCTCCAACTGATTTAGCTCTTATCTGTAAAAAGATGTATTCTAAATCAAAGGTAGGCATTTTACTCACATTGATAGTACCAAATGTACATGCACTAACAATCTCTTTCAACGCATTTTGAATTTGACCATTCTCACCAGATTCCATTGCCATCAAAAGTATCTTTTCTTCTTTTACAAGAAAAGGTCTAAATTTGACCTTGGTATCTTGACTTGGTAAAGTCAATTCATATGTCGCTGTTTCTAATATAGGCAAAGCCATAATATTATCTCCTTGTTATTAAATAAATGGTGGAAATACTCTTCCACCTGTAATTCGACCTATTGGGGCATTTCTCTTAACTTGACCCAATACATCACGACCAACCCTCTGCAATTCAGGTGGTAACTTATTAAGTATTCCACCAAAGAGACCAAAGTTCTTCGCCGTCTTAATTGTAGGTACATCACCCATTGATTTACCTATTGTTGCGCCGTCTATTTGGTCTGTTGTTAAATTGTGCCAATTTCTAAAATTAAAAGTAATTGGTATATTGTGAGGACTGTCCGTTGTTCCATATCCGTACTCAACACCACCAACAACTTGTGGGTAGCATTCCATTAATCGTACACCATATGTAATTCTATCTCTATCATCAGCAGTATCAAATGAACCTAACTGATATATGTCCATGTGACCAATATAGTCATCATAGAAATTCATGTTGTGGCTATCTTTGTTAAAGATTAACTTTTGCCACTCTTCAAAGAAAACTCTTTGTCTTAAAAATTTGTCTGCATAAAATGTCATCTCGACATTACCTGGAAAACTATAACCATATGGCATTTGTCTACCTGGTCCATATGTAATATGGTCTGTTGTGTTAATGTCTCTACTAGGCATAGTTACCTTATTACACATCATAGAAACATTTTGTTGTAATTCTGTTGAGTTATAATCTTTATATGTTTGGTGTGGTGGAGGACCGTATGATGTCTGTTTTCTTCCTACATCACCTAATTTATATTTTTGAGGCATGAAAAATCTTACAACATATCTAGTTGGTCTTGAAAGACCCTCACCTTGATTTAAGGCTGCTGTAAATCTACCAATTGTGGATTCTGGATTGCCACCTGGCTTTCTCTGTAATCTTGGGTCGCCCTCAACATTATCTAGTGACCTATCTCTAGGAAATCCTAGTCGAATATCAAAGTTACCAATTCTACGACCACCTCTTAATATTGCCATTAGTATTTACTCCTACTATTTGCGAACACTTTACCTAAACTTGCACCTTTAAATTGTGCAACTGGTAAATTAATTGCAATTGCCATCTCGTCTGTGTTCACTCTTAAAAAATTACTTCTTACTTGTTTGTACAAATATTTTTTGATTGCAGCTTTTGTAAAACCTACACCTTTGATATCATCATATGACACCTGTAATCTTGTAGATTTATCAAACTTACCATTACTTGCGTATCTCTGCAATTCAGATAGAAATTTATATCTTGCACCGTATGGTAGATAGTGAAAATTCAAACCTATGAAACCACCTGGAAAGGTGTCAATAGGTAATACTAAAGGAAATATATCATAGAAAGGCATTTTGCCTTTTGTTTTAGGGTCATAAAAAAACAAGTTCATTCGACCACCACTTGGTCTACCAATCAATTTACCACTACGCATTAACGCATTAGCACTTGATTTATCTGTTATCAAAGAGGCTGCGTTTCTATACCAAGACTGTGATTTGAATTCACCATCTTGAATATCTACTAGTGGTTTAAAAATATTTACCATACTACTATTTATACAAAAAAAAGAGGTCGCTACCAATTAAGGTAGCGACCTCTAGCGTGCTTTTTACGAAGCCTTATAGAGAGAGATAGGTTAATCTTCGTCTGCTAGTCTCGAAAAATATGACATTGTATCGTCATCATCATCTAAAGACGGAGATTTATCTTCGCTTGTTGCACTAGACACAGGAGCTGTGGCTTGCGTAGGTGGGAGTTCTACAGCAGAAACCGTCTCTGTGCTTCGTGAAGTACCAGCAATTACCCTATTCAGTTTCTCTTTGAGTTCATCATAGGTCTTAAAATTGGTAGTATCCACGAATGGGTTTAGAGGATATTGTTTCGCCCAAATAGCTTTGATATCATCATCACTATCTTTGATTGAGCTAACACCCTCAAATTCGGATTTGTCATAGTTCCAGTAACCATCCACTTTTCTGATTTTCAGTTTAAAGTTTGCACCTTTCCAAAAATCAAATGGGTTGATTGCTGTTTCATCTTCAAATGCCGGTTGCATTGCCTCTGTAATCTTGTCAAAGATTTTTTTACCAAACTTGAACAAGAACACCTTACCCTCGTTTTGAGGATGTTTAGGGTCAGACACCACAAGAATGTTAGAGTAATAAGATAACTTTCTTTTTCTCTTTCTTGCAATTTCTTTATCACTATCAACGCCAGTATTCCATAATCTAGTGTTCTCTTCGGACACAGGATCCTTTTGGTTAAGAGTTGTTAGTGAGTTCTCAATATACCAACCGCCTTTGTCTTGGAAAGCATGAGACCAAACTCTCTGCCATGGCATTTCTTCGCCACTAGTAGCAGGTAGAAAACGAATAACAGCATAGCCATTACCTGTTTTATCCATCTCTGGTTTCCAAAGTCTTTCGTCTTGGTATTTGTTTTTGTTTGATTGGTCCTCAGGATTGAGGTTCTTTTCTAACGCCTTGGTTAGTTTGTCAAAATTACTTGACGAGGTCTTTAAAGTTTCGAAATCCATATTTTTCTCCTTGTATGTATTATCGTATTGTTGTTTTCGTGTGGCCTGTATAATTCGGCCTCATTGGTATTTATACAACTTTTATAAGTTTTGTAAAACATTTTCTGCATTACTCACTTCGAAAGGGTCAGTTGTACAATTGTCTTTGAATCCAGGCTCTTCATATAATTTTTCAACAACGCCATCATTAATGATAGCGGCGTATCTCCACGACCTGTATCCAAATCCCTTGTCGTCTTTCTCGACAAGCATTCCCATACCTCTAGTAAACTTACCAGAGCCATCAGGAATTAGTTTCACTTTCTCTATGCCTAGGTCTTTGCCCCAAGCATTCATTACAAAAGCGTCATTAACTGATATACAATAAACTTCATCAATACCTTTATTTAAAAAGTTGTTGTAGTTTTTCTCGTAATCAGGTAATTGGTGTTCAGAGCAAGTTGGTGTAAATGCACCAGGTAGTGAAAACAATATCACTCTCTTGCCCTTAAAAAAATCATTTGTATCTTTCTCGACCCACTCGCCAAGAGTTCTACATTTAAATTTAACATTTGGTACTGTATTATTTACTCTCATCATATTCCTTATTCTTCTTTGCCCATTCACTAGCACTTTCACCTTTTGGTAGTGAGGACTTAATTAGTTTCTCTTTCATGGTTATACACCATAATTGTATTTTGTCTAGTATATAAAATAAACTATTCATTGTGTTATATAATACTATAAATTGAGTATATTGTCAAGCCTGGAATAATCAATATAGTTAATATTTTTTATACCATTCCACTCTAATACTGGTTTTGTAGTCTGGTCATTCTCATCATATGGTTGTTGTACCTTGAAAAACTGTATATCTGGATACATTTTGAACAGTTCTAACCATTGTTTAATCCAGTTGATACATGGTGTTGGTTGATGTTCAGCAGTCACATAATGTTTTGTTGACTTATACATGTTATTTACATGTCTATCTTTTGAGAAGAGGTCATGTCCTAACATAAAGACATAACTTGGTTTCTCTCTTTTACATGCAACATAACCACTTGTTGGACCTGCAGCCCAACCAAAATCTTTAAATTCACCATTGTGCCATTTCATATAATCTACAAGTGATGTTGTCTTATCTAATTTTGGGTCAACATAACTGACATAGATGTTAGACCTGTTTACATTTTGTTTTTCTTTAGTACCATCTTTTTTGATAATATCAGCAACACCTTTGACAGTAGAACCATGGAGAACAAATTGTGTTGTTTCTTCGGTTCTATTATTTTCTACCATAAAACCGTTTTCTCTCATGTAATTCATTTCACTATCTTCCATGCCGGCGTCTGTAATCATACTATCGAAACCCATAATTGGCAATTTAGTCCAGTTTCTAAAGAAACAAGGTATTTGATATGCTAAACCTTTATGAAATATCTCATGCATAATACCATTGTCAACACTTGTGATAACATCTGGTGTGAAATCTCTTGTCAATGCATTACAACCATATAGTTTACCATGAGGTCGGTATTTTTCTAAATCTATACCTCTACGACTTTCAGCATTGCCTATACAAAACACATTCATTTTTTCATCCACTTATGCCATGTTTCTTTCATGTAATTATAAGACCTTTCAAATTTATTATGTGACATTAAACTATGTATTTCATAATCTCTCATAAACTTTTCGTCTCTGCCTCTTTGTTCCATTTCAACATCATCATTTTTTACTAATATCATTTGTGCTACTGGTGTGCCAGCAGGTATCATATATTCACCGTCTCTAAAAAATGCCAACACAGCGTTTAATTTTGGCATGCCGTATGAGTCCGTGTAAGAACCAGGAACGGCCATCCAATCGCCTGTGTCTAAATGAGAAGGATGTAATTGTAATAGTTTATAACCTAATGGTACTTTCACAACCCATGGTGTATTAATTTTTACTAATCCTTTAAACCAACCCTCTGGCCAGTTCTTTCTAAAATCTGTATATGCAAACTCTTTATGAATACCAACTGTGACTTCACCTGTTTCAAAACTTGCTTCATAATCATTTAATGGTGTTGACCATTTTAGACCAGCGCCACTTATATTAAGTTTGATATCTTGGTGTGTTCTTACTAACCAACCCTCATTCTTAATATTAATAATACCTGGACATCTGCTTGTATGTAATACTCTTTCATTTTCTGCATGGTCACCACCTTTTGCCAAACTACCTGTTTTCTTAAAGTCCTTGGCCATATCAATCATCCATTGGTGTTTATACTCTTTAGCAGGTATAATTGGCATAGTAGTTTCTACGCCTTTAATAAGTGATATAAATTCTATTTTCTTCATAGGGGTATCATACAATCCGTACATTCTGTAAATGCTGTTAAAATACCAATCAGTAATACTGTTGATAAAATTGCGTTTAAAAATATTAATGCTCTGTCGTGCCATAGGTAACCAACTACTAACCAACCAATTGTTCCTAGAAAACTAAAGTACAAATCAAACATATGTGAAAAGTCAGCCGCTCTAAAGCAAACTGCTATCATTAAAAACAAACTTGCTACCCATTTTATATACCAACTTAAATCATACTTCGGTGTTATCTTCTTAAAAACTCTTGTACTGTTCAACTCTCTTATCTTTTCATCTAACTTTTTTCTAACTTCCATTATATACTTCTTTCATTACTAACTTCGCTTGTGTCATATTATAGTTTACAAACGGAGCCATTTTTGTTAACTTATCATTTATTTTTGGCCAAACAACATTCTCCTCAATTTGTTTAGACCATCTTTTACTAAATCCAATAACTTTATCAATTTGATATAGACTTTGGATACTAATTTTTTTCTGCAAATATAATCGTAAAACTCTAGGATGCTGTCCATTAGAAACATTGAAGCCATCATCAAACCGAAGATTACGAGAAATGAGGTCATCATTAATAAGTACACAATCGCTTCTAAAACTGTATTGAATACTGTCTTTATATTTCTTCCAAGAGATGTAGTTGTCATGTCCATCATTATTTAAAAGATTACCAATCCACTTATTACTATCAACAATAAAATTACTGATAAAATAATCAAGTATTTCTCGTTCATTATATCTTTTAGAAAGTTTATGAAAAAAGTACCTATCATGTCGTTTTGTAAATGTTTCTAGTTTTACTGTTACCTTTCCACCATATTTAGCGTAGTCGTAGGACTTCGTTGTAAAGTGGTTTTTGACCGACAAATAAACTTTATATACTTCAAATCCACCATACATAATTACAATTTATATTCAAAATTCTGTGTCTCATCATTTATATGCACCTGTTTAGCACCATTCTTAATATGAAAATGTGTTGCCATTGGTGTCAATGGTGATAGTGTGACCAATCTTTCAAACTTTTCTTTAATAGCCCACTCTTTCAGTTTTAGAATAATCTCCTTACCAGCACCTCGTTTTCTTGACCATACAGTATAAGCAACAACGATTTTGCCTCGCTGACCATCTTGGTTGGCAGCTTGTGACATATAATCCATTTCCCTAACCGTGTAAGGTACTTCAGGACATAATGCAACACAAACTATTGCCTCAATTTCATTCTCATACTTTAGGCCGAATATTTTTCTGCCGTGCATGATACGAAAGCCAAGGGTCAGCTCAGGTCTTACAGGATCCTCGGTTACATCAATATCGTCAATCTCGACTAATTCTGTTCCCTTAACCCATTTAAAAAAATCGTCTATCTTATCCTTATACTTCTTCATCTAATAAATGCCTCGTACATATTGGAAAATGGTCTTTCATATGCTTTGCCATTTGTCCTGTTATCATTCTCGTTTCTTCTTGTGTATCGTCTTTGTTTCTTAAATTACATACTCTCGCAAATGCATATAGAGTTCCAGACCAGTACCACTCTGTCATCATGTTTTGTGGTAAGACCATTCTTGCCATCTCTGGTGCTATGTCACTCTTAAGCATATCGGTATATAACTCCTTTGCCTGTTTGACAAATTCTGTAATATCATATTCGACTTCTTCATCACCTGAGCCTTGTTTTTTATTCTCGGCACGGTTTCGCCACATAAATGGCACATAGAATTCTGGTGTATCATCAACATATCTACGACTAACTTCATTCCACACCAAACCAACTTGGTGTTTTACCAATTGTCTTGCAACAAAGATTGGTGCTTTAATTAGAAATTGCATAGAGGCATGACCAAATGGTGACCAATGATTATGCTCTGCTAGATACTTAATTAGTTTTTCGTCTTTCTCTTCAAAGATTTCTTTCTTCTTACTGAATGACACTCTAGCTGCATTTACAACTGTAAGGTCATTACCCATTTTGTCTATTAATGATATGTTCATACTGGTAACTTTCCTGTCGCTTTGACTTTTAGCATGTTTGCTTTCATACATTCTTGTTCAATCTTTTCTTTCAGAGCCTTGGTCAACATTCTACCTGCCTGCTCTGGTTCCACTTCATTTTCACCACAGTAATCCAGTATGGCGTCCATATAAGAAATTGGTTTTTTCTTTATGTATAACTTTTCTATTATTAGGGAAAATTCTTTTGAGTTCATAGTATGTAATATATCACTTTTTTTATTATTAGTCAAGCGTGGATTGTTTCTGTTTCGAAGTACAATCCACAAAACTCAAAGCAGTTATTAAGCTGCTAATGCAAAGTTATTATCGTTTGCGTTTAATTAGCATATAAGGTTGCCACCTATTAATCTCTTACAAATTTCTCAACATCTGTCGAATCCTATATCAGCCCCATCATAAACACACTATTTACAAAGGTCTTCATACTTTGTGGCATGTACTCTATGTTTAGACAAATCTCTACCAAGATAACCTGGTACATGTCCTTCTCTCTTTTTCAAGAAATTATTAAATACATTTTTAATCCACTTTAGCATTTACTTTCCTTCTCTAATGTGTTTATGGTGGAGCTGGAGGGAATTGCACCCTCGTCCAGTCTGTCTACCATATTTGTCGTCAACGACTAATTCTTATGTTCTTGAACCTGGTTTCTTTAAACCGAAACTTCTATACATCATACAAGTTTCATGTCCACTTGGTGATGTGATAGCTGACACAGATTCCGTCTCATCTATATTTAAATAATATGTCACAAAGTAAACTGGTTCTCCGTCAGGAGATGAACCAGCTTTACCAACTGACATGCTGTCTAATACGAAATCATTATCTTTGAGGTATCTCATTACCTCTTCACTCTCGCCACATACCACAGGTATGTGTTGCCATTTGAAATCGTAAACTTTTCCACTAAATTCTTGTCCTTCAGCATTTGCCAAATTAATTGACATGGAGAAAGACATAGTAGAAAAGAGTATTGCTAATAACGAAATGTAAAACCTTTTCATGGCTTACTCCTATTTCTGATAAAACAACGAATGTAATTATTCTGCTTTTACTTTATCACGATTTTGTTCTTCGTAATATTTATAAAAGTAGTCTATTTCTTTTTTCAATGGTTCAATATAATCTGCTGTGTTTTTCTTGAAGACCTGCATTGCGCCATCTTCACACGCCATTAAAATAACAATCTGTTTAATCTCTGTACCATAAAGTTCTTTGTACATCTGAGCATAAGCAGTTGTTTGCATGAAATAGGACTCTACCCATTCTTCTTTTCTTTGTTTATTGGCGGTCTTAAAGTCAATGACAGAAAGTTCACCATTAAACTCGGCGATACAATCAACCTGACCAGCAACGGTCAATTCTTTCGAATACATGATTGTTTCTAACATATGAATGTTATTAATTTGGTCGAGATACGGCTTCATAAGTCTAAACAGACCTAATGGCAATACTCCTGTATCAGAGGCAGGTTCTCCTTTGATATAGTTCTCAATGAGATTGTGTGTTGCTGTACCTCTACGAGCAGCACGACCCATTTCCCATTTAGCGGCGTCTTCGCCGATAGATTTACGCCAACCTGCTAACGAAGCTGACTTTTTGACACCAAGAACGGTGGTAACGGAAGGATAATTTTTACCCTCTACATCATAAAACCTGAATCCGTCAATTCTCTTACCTTTAGTCTTTGGTAAAAGTTCCTCATTCAAGTCAACAAAGTTAAATTTAGACATAATATCTCCTATTTGATTTATCTTAACTATATTATATACAGTCTTGCCTCATTTGGCAAGCCTTATATGCCTTTTTTTGCATACATATCATTAATTTTATCACGGTCAACCTTATATTTGAGGTCTCATGCTAAAGCTTTGATACGGTCTCTCAATCTGTCGGCTCTTACACCAACTTGTTTTGCCCAACGACTATCCATCATCTCTACTGCGGCTGTATTCCAGTCACCTGAATTTACACCACCAATAAATTTTTTAAATTGGCCTAATCTTGGGGCACCCATATTGAAGCACATATTAACAATAACCTGTTGTGCCTCTTCAGGTAAACTATCAAGGTCTGGAAATACTTTCTTAGCCTCTGATACATATGTTGCAACATCACTATCAAAAACAGAATTAACTCTGTCCTCTGAAACTGGTGTACCAACTGGTTTACCATGTTCTTCATCACCTTCAACTACCAAATGGCCAATGCCAAAAGTTTTGTAACCTAGGTGGTCATCATAGACCTCGTATTTTACGCCTTCGTCTATTTTTAACTGTTCTCTTAATTTATCAATATTCATTGATATCTCCTTTTACCATTCCTTGGATTCTTTACTGTCAGACCAGTAATTATATCCAAATTGTTTATCAAAATCGTACCAATTTTGTGTAGTAAAAGTTTGGTACCATTTATTGTCTGACCTATCGAATAATGTGAGGTTATGCATAACATTTTTTAAATCATCAAACCATTCATTATCTTTTAGAAATTGTGAAGACTTTTCTTTAGTCTCACGCCAAAATTGTGTATCGTGGTTACTACCACCATGATAGATGTAATTTATAAACATCTCAATGTACTGTGCTTTTCTTATCAGATTACGATTACACTCTTCTAATGTCCATTTTGAATTGTTAGTAATCCAGTTTACAGTATATGTCATTAAATCATCATAAAAATAACCAGACATTGCCTCTAATGGTTCAAAGAATAATGCTCTGTTACCATTCTTGACAATTCTTCTTGTCATAAAATTCTTAGCATAGTAATTTTTAAATTCAAAAGTCCTATGGTCTTCAGCTAATTTAGACAAAGGCATTTTTAATAACTCTGCCATATTAACTAACGCTTCTTCTTTTGATGTTATCTTGTCGTTAAACAAGTAACCATTACCTGTTCTTGTAGTTAATGGTATTGTAAACATCCATCCATCTTTGGTTGCTGTGTGACCAGTATATCCAAAATTATTTGGTGTAGGTTTTACATGGGCAATAGCAGAATTAACTGGTATGTGCGCCGTTGTATAATCCTCGTATGTTTCTGGCCATCCTCTACAATCAACAACCATAGAATATTTATGGTTTCCGTCATCTGTGCTTACTTCGGCATGACTTTCATGTTCGACAATATCTTTAACTGTGGCATTTATGATAGTAAAACGGTCACCATGTACCTGTTTTAACCTACTAAAAGTCCATTCAGCCAAATAGAAATTGTTAAAATGTATTCCGTAAATAGGTGTGGGAAATCTACTGTATATATCATGTGGTCTCCAATCTTTGTATTTTACACCATACTTAACAGTAGCGTCTAAAAAATCACCATCTTTCCATAAACTAAATTTAGCCGATTTATATAATGCTTGTGGTATTGAAGCAGTTGTACTTTCACCTATACCTAAAATTGGTATACTAGGGTCATATATAACACTCACCTCTTCGTGTGTGTCACTTAATAATCTACATACTGAAATAACTCCGGCTGTACCAGAGCCTATCACACATACTGCCATAATTTAATCCCTTGTCAACTTTAATAACTTTTCTATTTGTGCCTTAATAATTGGTGACCTGTTAGGCCAATGTATATATGGTTCGTCACTCTTCATTAAGTTATATAAGAATGGTAAAACCAACTTCTCAACTTCTTTAAATTTTTCTTTTACGGACTCATCACTAATCTCTTTTGTGATTGTATCCTTTTCAGCCACTATCTGCATAATCTCATTCATCATTGCCTTAATAGAACCAACATCTGATTTAACTTTAGATAACTCTAAATTCTGATTGTCGATTGCTTTAGGGTCAATGGCAGGGGTGTCTGTTGGTATTTTATCTACCGGCGTCATACCCCAATCATCATCAAGGTCAAATCCTCTCATAAAATCAGGTATATCTTTTGCCATTACTTTTTCCTTTGTTGTGCTTGTCGTTTACGGTGTTTTTCAATCACCTGTTTCGTCTTAATATCTTTGGTAGATTTACTACCATGCCTTTCGGCAAATGGAGAGGCTGGGTGTGCCTCTGCAATTCTACTTTGCATTTCTTTCCACCCTTGGTCATTTTTCATACCACCTGTACCACCTATAATATTTATAGATGTAATAGCTTGTTTGATATGTTTATTCTTTTGTAGAAATACTTCCTTTTCTGCAATAGACATCATATCATCATATACCTCACCAGTTTTGGTGTTTTCAAAAGTGTATGTTGGCATACTACTTGCTCTTTAATGGGTCTTTGTATGTGAAATATTTTCTTAACATTTCTAATTCATCATCATAATCAGCAATAATCTTTAATTCTTTTTCGATTGTTTCTAATGTATCAGGATGTTCGGCAATACCAGCAGTTTTTTGTAGTAATACTTCTACATTCAACTTATGCTTTTCGATATGGCCTTCGGCATGTTTCTTTAATGCTTCAATAATTTCATTACGCATGTGCTTTAACTCCTTCTATGTACCAATCAGGTACGGTTGACGGAGATTTCCAAGTGGCAAATCTCTGTTTTTCATTAATATAGTATTTACGATAACTCGCAATACTGTCACCAGGTATTTTGCAATAATCAGGCATTGCTGGTGGTGGCTCTGTTGCAATCTTATTTAGTGAGATTTTTCTAGGCGGATACATTAATGCACCCTCTAGTAAACGAATAGTTCTGTGGTCTTCTAAATGACCATATCTCATCTTAAATTCCGTATTCAATGCCATCATATGTTTGTATAACCAATGATAATTGTAGGCACTTTCCATAACCCATAATGTACTAGGGTGTCCTGTGTGACATGCTAAGTATAATGTTTTTTCTAGGTTTGGATTAGGGTGTAACCATCTTTTGATATTACGACCTGTTTTAGTTTTGCCTGTGTACTGTTTGCCATCAATCATACGGTGAGCAGTTGACAACATCTGAGCACTTTCAATAATCATTTTACATACATGTTTGTCACAACTCATTTGAGCTGCCACAATAGGACTATGGTCAAGATAAAATATATTCATAATTAATTAATTGTCCTTCTAAAGTAATCTTCACGGTTGTACATTTTACATAATATAGAAAACACATTGAACCAGTAATCCTTGGACCAATCTGTTTGTGCATTTCTACATGCCGTTTCGGCATTTTCAATACGCTTAGTTTTTAGTTTTTCTGTAATCATAGTATCATTATACCTCATTTCAATGTCTTTGGCAAGCGTTATTTTGGCATACCTTGTTCATTCCAGTCCATAATTTGGTCTAATTTAATTCTAATCTCATCTGGATCCAAACCTAATTGAGTTAATTCTTTTGTACCCATGGTTCTAAAAAACTGTTCATAGTCTCTGTTTTTCAGGTCTCTTTTACCTAGTTTTGAAAAAAAATCTTTATAAAGTTTTTGCTGAGCTCGGAGGGTTTTCGCTTTAGCTTTAGCGTTAGCAGCCTCTCTTTGCCAGCTTTTTTGTCTTTTATTCTTTGTTTCTGCTTCTTGCTTAATTTCTTCTTTTCTTTCGGTTTCAACTTTTCTACTCCGTAATGATATATTGGCCGCTATCAATAACAAGATAGCCAAAGGGTCAAATACGAATATCAAAGCAATTATAACCCACCTAACTGCCTCATCAAAATGGTCTTTGGCGTCATCACCATATATTAATTCTGCAATATATTTAATTGGTCCTACTTCAGCTTCTATCTTGTCTTGTTGTAATTGTAAGGCAGATTTGGCCAATGATAGTTTACCAAGTTCATCTATAGCAGTTGTAATTGATAAGTTCAAAGCGTCACGCTCTGGTTTTTGTTTTTCTCTTTCTTTAAGGCCTCTTGTGACATATTCCATATCAATGTATTTGTCTAATGCCTTATCTAATGTATCAAGAGTATCCTCTGCTCGTTTGATAATTAATTCTTGTTGTACAATTTGTTTATCTATTAATTCAATTCTGATTTCATTACTAGATGTAGGTTGTACTTGGTCTAGGTGTGCCTTTGATAAGAAACCAAAGATACCCATACTTGTGATAAAAACTAAAACAATAACAGCAAATGTTAAGTATGCTTTTATTGATTGTGGTACTAGTTCGTTGCGCCAGTTATTATATAACCAGGAGGCGGCTACAAGTTTGCCGACCTCTAACGCACTACCCATAGCAATGATAGGTATTACTGCACCTGCGAATAAAGTAGCAAGACCCATAATAGAATAACCAGCGGCTATTACAGATATAGATATCGCACTTAAAAATGTTATTATTATTGTGAACACAATTAATCCTCGATTGTATTGATTTTATAGTCTTTTCTAATCTTCTTTATAATACCCTTGATTTTAGGAAAGTAATTTTTATCACTAGCATAAGCGTCAAGAGCCATTAATAAGACAAATGGGTCATTCTCGCCATTGTCTCTCAACTCTTGATATTTTCCAAAAGCTGTACCATTATTTAGTGTATTAATATAATGCAACACGGAATCACATTCATGTTCATATACTTTTACACCCCATTTTTTTGGTTTATTAGACGGCAACATATGTGGTTCTCGTAAATCATATGTTCTCATACCAAAGAGATTTCTTCCCTCTCTAGCAAACCTAGATGTTCCCCAACCACTTTCCAAAGCCGCCTGTGCTAATAGTAATTCTCTGTTTATTGGGAAAACATCTGTTGTTGTGTGATAGATATAATCTACACATTGATTTACATTGTCTAAAAATTGTTGATTACTTGTATGTTCAAAGTCAGGTAAGGTAAGAGTTATTACCTCATCTGCTTTAACTTCTACATTTAGGTTGTTTTTATGGGCATATGTTATGCCGGCTATACTCATTACAATCAACATGAAAGCGATTGTAGAAAACACCACCTTGGTGTTGTGCCAAAATAACTTCATACATTAGCCTCTCTTCCTAATAACCATGTATTCAAAACTGGTAATAATCTCCTCTGGCCTTTCGCCATATTCAGACCATGTACCTATCTTAATGTCTTGATTACGCTTTTGGAAGAAAGCCATCTGTGGGTATTTGTCGTGTATTTTAGCCATCTTTTTAAATATCTTTTCGGCTTGTTTTTCAGTATAATTGTTTACAACATCTGTATGCCAATTACCTGTATAATAAGTCATCTTATTAGATGTGCCATTACCAAACTGTTCTAGTTTTGCTGGAACACCGTCAATGATATGTTTAAGATGATGGTCTAGTTCTTTTGATTTTCTCATAATGTAGTCTCCTATTCACGGTTTATAAATCTGCAATTTTGAATTTACTGATTACATTTTTAGTCGGTATAACTGTTGTGTTACCACCGTCTGCCAATTCACCATTGTCATCATAATTGTAGTCACTCATCAATACATGCACCTTGTTATCGTTTTTTACCAACCAACCAGTTGATACACAAATAGCAGGTTTCATGCGTTGAATTTCTTTCAATGTTTTCCAACCAGCGTCTGATTGAATATCCTCCCAATACACCAAATAGAAATCAAATGTAAATGGTATTTCTGGAAGTTCGTTTCTTTTTGGTCTAGGTTTTTTAGTCATAGTTTTTTACTTGCACTCTAGGCTTGTGTCGTTTTTTAGATATTCACACTTTTGTTTCTGTGCAATCTCATTTCTCATTTCAGCCATAAGACCGTCTATGATAGATGGCATATGTTTTTGCATTATACTAATCATTTCTAATGCAAATTGAGCACCGATTTTATTAATCTCGGCCTCCATAAGTTTTTGTTTATCTATTAATTCGTGGTTTGTAATGACATGACCTGCAACTGCTACTGGATAGTCATTTTCACCAGCATTTGCATAGTTGTATAGTAAATTGAACGATAACCAAAATACTATAAACCCTATAACTGCTTTTTTCATAATATAATCACCTCTCTCATTGTTTATATATGTATATAATACACTAGTTCCACCATAAAGGCAAGCACTTTTTTGCTTTTTTTTCAAATAAAAAAGCGTTAAAAATCAACAAATTATAAGGTGTGACACAAATCACACCATATAATGTTCTATTTCTGTTCTTTTTTAATGAATTTATCGTCCCAATTGAACGCTTCTTGAACCGCCGAAGCAGTTAATCCTTTATAGACTTTATTCAATTTCTTGTCTTTGACATTCATTAACAATTCAGCCTCTTCTTTGTGTAGGCCTTCTAGCATTTGAATAAACATGGTTTCTTTTTGAGTTTTAGAAGTTTTCACATCTGCACCCTCAATAAAATGCCATAACCTTTTGCACTCATTTTTAAGTTGGCCATGTTCAGTACCTTTTGGTACATCATTCTCAATAAAAGGTGGTCTACCCTCTGGTAGTGCCCACTTAATATTTGGGTCAAAAGCACCTTTAATAATCATTCTTAAAGCGTCACTATCGTATTGCTTTAATACTTCGATTTTTTTAGGTTTATCTTTTGCGTTGTTAACTTTTTGTAAGATTTCGGATAACAATGGTTCGGCAGAACCGCCTGTTGTTTGCATTGCTTCCATAGCTCTTCGGCTAATTAGATTTGGGTTTTCTGTAACCATAACATCTCCTATTTTCAATCATTTATATTATTTATCCAAGTATTTTTTCTTATACCACGCATAATATGTCTTATCAGTAAATATCTCTGCGATTTCAGAAGCTGGTACTTGGTCAGTTCTAATACATTCTGCTAAGGTCTCATACTCATAGGTATCGACCTTTCTGGTCATTTTCCTATCTTTATTGGCCTCTGCCAATGTAATTACTGTTCTATCGTTTTTGTTAAAACTTTCGGACAATGTGTTTCCTCAAAGCTCTCACTAATTCTTCTAACTTATCAATTACAGAAATCAAACTAGGGTCTGTAATGTATTGACCTTGTTCTTTTAATTTGTCGTATTCTCTTAAAGATATTGTAACCGTTGATTGTTCATTTTCATAAGTCATATCATGGTCATGTGTATCTCTATCTATCTCATCACTCATTAAAAACCTTTTTACCAGTTAAAGTGAAAACGGAGGACCAAGGGGCCCTCCGTCTCCTATTTTTAGATTATGCTGAGTAAGCAGTTTGCTTACCAAACACAGCGTTGATACCAGCAGCTATGATAGCTTTTGATGGTGTTCCAACTCTGTATGAAACATGACCAGAAGATGTTTTATTTTCATAAATCATCATTCCTTCGTTTCTTAATTTCATCACCATAGAAGCAGGTGACCCTAGGTCAAATTTGTTCCTTAGAGTTTTCCAAGTCACATCATTGCCTTTTTCGAAAAGGTTTCTCACCTTTTCAGTTTTTGTAGTTTTGGCTCTAGCCATATTGTTATCTCCTTTAAAGATATTATTAATAAAATTAAACATTAGTGTTTAACTCCTTTCAATAAGTTTTGAGTTCTCCAACTATTCAATGGACAGAGCGTATTATAATAGTCCGCCATTAGAATTCTTTTAATCTGGCCTATCAGTAGGGTCAAAATCTGGTTCGAAGTCAATAGGATTATTGATATCATCTAGTTCAAACTTTGTATCATCACTAATAGGTTGTGTCTTCACAGGTTTATCTAAACCTAACACATCTTGATAATTTAATTTTGCATGTTGTGAACCATCTAGTGTTCTACTAATTATTACCATTTTCTCTGAAAGACTTTGAGCAGGATGTTTTACACCAAAGTCTCTGTAAACTAATCCTCTCAAACAATCAATTACCAAGGCTAAATCTTTTGTAAACAAAGGTGCCGTTGTTTTTATTCCCATATCAACAAACTGTTGTAATACTTGTCTTGCCATAAGGTCTATATTCTGTTCGACAAACTCTCTTGTTTGCCTTTCTTTGACCTTAGCAGAAACTTTTGCCTGCTCAGGTGTTCCCTTACGAACAATCTTGTTCTCTGGAAATAATATGATATTATCATCACTCAACTATTTTCTCCCCTTTGAAGTTTACTAAACCTTTATCGGCAAAGTGTTCTACTAATTGATTATAACCACCAACCAGTTTGCCATCTATTTTAATTTGTGGCATTGTTCTAACAGGTTTGCCAATCTCTTCTAAAAAGGCCTCTGTACTTTCGGCCTCTTCTAGTTTCTTCTCTTCGTATTCAAGGCCAAGGTTTTTAACCATGTGTTTGGCCTTGCTACAAAAGACGCAATTATTTTTACTATAAATTGTTATCGTCATCTTTCACTACTTTCTCAAAGGCCTTACTAGCTTCTTCTTTGAGGTTGAAAGCGTCAACAGCTTGTTCAATATTATAATTAAACATTTTGTTGTACTTACCTAGAGGAAGTCTCAAGCCAATCCATGCTCTGTAATAACCATTTGTTGTTAAAGTGACATCTTGAGCAAAAATTTCATAACCTCTTACTGGAGTATTCTTAATCTCATTGACTAATACGGTCTCCACTTCGGTTACTACGGTCTTTGTTTCAGTTTTACCGAGTTCTTTGATGAATTGTTTAGATTGTTTATTCATCTTACCCATAATAATGTCCGCCATTTCAGATTTTGCATACATCTTTGCTTTTTCAATAGCAAGTTGCAAATCTGGACTTACAGCAGTAGCTACACCATAGATACACACTTTATCGTTATCTGATTTATCAAAAAATTTAAGGTCGCAAGCGTCTTGCTCGTCAATGTCTGCCATGTACCACGCCGGTACACTATTTACATTGTCCTTCTTCTCGTTTTTGATAGTATAGTTTTTGCTACTACACGCACCTAATGAAACTACTAGAGTACCCATAACAGCATATTTTAGTATCTTATTCATATTTTTACACACTCTCCTTTACATAATATAACACTTCTTGCATTTTGTCAAGCGCCAGTTGAACATAAGCAATAGCCTGTTCACTAGTGACACCTTGCCATAAGGCAATCAGTAGAGCGATTATAATGATATTTTTAATCATTGTACCTCCCATTCACCATTTGTTGATAAACATGTCTTACCATGTGACTTGAAGACATGTTTTGGCCGACTATAATATCGGCAGTATTCAGGAGTTGATACATCACGGTAGTAAAATTGAGCGAATAGTTCCCAATAACTAGGACCATCAAACTTATTTCTACCATCAGCACACTCCAGAATTTCTTTCTTGACAATATTATCACCCTCTTGTGTAATAACTACACGAATAAAACAATACTGTCCGTTAGTTTTTTCAGGAGATATTGGTACTATCTTTTGGTGGTAGACTTTATTGTCATCACCGATTGCAACACCAGTTAATAGCATTACAGATATTAGTATCAATGTCATTGTCAAATATTTCATCATATTCTTTCTAGGATCCATCATTCGTTAAAATCCTTATTGAATGTTGTATATTATATATGGATTCTTCAAGATTGGCAAGCCTGGTTTGATTAGTTTCAAATTCAGCCTGTTCTTCTAATGTTTTCTTTTCGTTCTTCAATTGTTCTATTTTACTACTATTGTCCATATAAATTCAATGTTTTGATTTTGTCAGGAGAAAACTCTTTCAATTCTAAATTAAATGATATAATGGTCTTACGGTCATCTGTCTCAAATACAGGCGCTCTATGAATTGCCGTACTAGGAAAGATACATAAATCTCCTTCAAGGACTTTTGGTCTAATTACCTTGTCACCATCATAAATCTCGGTGCCAGGTGAACCTTCACTCATTTCGAGATAATACACACCACTATAATTTTCGGCATGTGTATGCCAATCATGTTTATTACCTTTGACATATTGTTGAAACCATAAGTTGTGCATATGTAAAGTATTGAAACCAATCTCTCTGGTACATTCTTCTAACGCACCTAAAAAGTTAGCTTTTAAAAGCTCTTGTTTCCATCCTATATGCATGTTCTCTGACCTTGGCCAATCAGTTTTGTAAATATTGTTTTCATACATTTCGTCTGTATGTTCAATACCACCCTCTTTCCAATTATCAATGTATTTCATTATAATAGGTTTGACTTCGTTGTGATTTAAAAACTTTGTCTTCACATACGGTAATTTTAAATTAATTATTTGTATCATCTTGTTGGTTTCTCTATCCATTGTCCATCTGGTAACTGACAAGCAGTACCAAATATAACTTTTCTATTCACATTACCAACACCAAGTAATGGCCATTGATTTGTGATATCTACTGTAGCGTCATAATCTTTACACTTAATTGGTCCCTCTGTGTATGACCTTGTGACTTTGATTATTCCACTATTACCTGTTTGTTGGTTATACCAATTTGTATAACTTGAACCTTGTGGACCATTATTTAAATGGTCTACGAATACTGCGTTGTGTACATCATAATCTGAATTATACATCACTTCAGCACCTGCAAAAGCACCAATCACGGTACATGCACCTATCACATAAGGGTCTGTTTGACCCATTGCTACACAAGCAGATACACCTGTTGCACCACCTGATACGGCACCAACTTGTGTTCTACTAATCGAACTGCAATTGGTCAGGAACACCAATGATAGTCCTAATAATAGTACCGATTGGATTGATTTCATATTTGCCTTCTTCATTCTTTTTTATTGTCGAGCACGCCGTCATGGTCAATACCAGAGTAATCACCATAAGTATTCGTTTGTACATAAGTCCCTTTATCATTAGCCACTAACATGCAATCTGCCTGGATAGTCTCAATCATATTATCTATGACTACTCTATCTTCTTTGACAGGTCCGTATTTCATTTCACGGAGCCTGTCAGACATCTTTTTGATAGTGTCTATTTTATTACAGAATTCACTAATCTTGTGGTTCATTCTGATTTCTCTTAAAGAAGTTTAAGATAGATTGTTTATTATCCGCAAACTGAATTTTTGTATCTGCCCACGATTTAGTTTGATATTCTACTATCTTGTTCTTTTCGTTAGTTAACCAGTCCACAATTGGATTGGCGTTAGATATGTTAGCATACAATGATACTATCATAATTGTTATTAAAAGTAATCCAAATCTCATACTTTTCTCCCTGCTGTTTTAAGGTCTTCTTTACCAACCACCATGTAAGGACCCTTGTTATATGCTGGAACAATAGAGTATTGTTTAGATACTTCTATTCTTTCCATTTGTGTTTTGTGGTCTATTGTACCACCATTACCCATGTTTGTACTATTTGACAAACTAGGATAGTCAGGTGTTTCTCTAACATAAGGAACACTCTGTAATGGTACGAATCCTGTTTTTACTTTTGGTAAGGCACCAAATCTATACTTAATATAATCATCTAGTGTCATCAACATACTATGCAAACCTTTCGACTTGAAATATTTGTTATGTACTCTATGGTCTTCTTTAAACTTTGCAATTTGATTAGCAGATAGATTATTCATCTTCTTTCTATTCTTGCGTAAAGAACCACTCGATTGATTTGTATATATAATTGCCATTAAGCTAATTGTACCTCTTCTAAAGTTTCTTTTTTTCTCATTTTCTTTTGTCTGTCTTGAGCGACTTCTTGGTCAATCTCTCTTTTATCCGAAGCTTGCTTTTCTGCAAACGACATACCAAAAACTCTCTTATAAAAATAGTCTCTAGGGTCTGGAGCTTGCCATGCCATTAAGAGATTATCAAAGTTAATGTCTATATTAGAATAGACTTCAGGATTGGTTCTCTTTAGTGCTACATGGTCTTTGAAAAATTGAATACGATTGTCGTATTTCTCTTTCTTGCCTTTGGTGTCTTTGTCTTTCGCCTGATTGAATTCAGCGTAAAGCATGTCTTTGTCGTAATTGAAGTGTGATTGTTTAGTCATATGTCCTTTCATAGTTAAGTTTCTTATCATCCTACCACAACCGTCTGGAAATGGCAAGCCTCAAAAAAAGCGTGATTTTACTCACTTTTCGCCGGAAAAAACTCTCTAGGATGCGCCAGGAGAGACTTTAACGAGCTGTCTGATACTACCGTACCCCCTCTGGAAACGGTATTTGTATCTGATTTTGTTCTTTCTGACTTTCTTCGTCAGCCCACTTTTCGAATTCATCCACCTTCTTTTGATTGGTGGCAATCATCTTGTCACATTCCTCGGCAATCAAATATCTTGGCTTTTGGTCTTCGACCATCTTCTTTATTGATTTTAAGTTATCAATAGTTTCTAAAATTTCTATCATGTATCACTCCCTATATCATAGTCTTTAGGTTGTTTTTCACCGTTAGCACCATAACCATAGTTTTCAAATGGCGCCTCATTTTTGGCATTAGTTATATCTTCACTATTCATTAATAGAACAATGTAATGTACAGCCTTTAATAGGTCTTTTCTATTACGACCATCTTTCTTACCAAACCTACACAAATATTTAATTGCATTTGCTTGACAAAAATCTTTATCAATACCGATATCTCGTAAGATATCTTGCACCTGTGTGCCTTTAGATACTTGAGCATAATGTTGACCATAAGTACCTTTGATATAAGTTTCAATTTCTTTTAATATTTTATCTTCATTATAATTCATAATTAACCATCTATCCAATCTGTTGCTGATTCCTCGAAATCATTTTTTTTAATTACTTTATCTATTTGCACGAAATAACACCAGTTAGAACCAAAGGTAACTGCACCAGTATAGTTTAGTGAAGTATCATAAGTTTTTGCATTTAGACTTGTTGGTAACTCGGCAGCTATATCAGTTGGTTCGGTTGCAATACCGATATTAGTTATAACTCCTTCTCTACCTTTCATGTCTTGAATTGTATCGCCAATGTTAATTATCATAGTGTTTTCCTTGTGTTAGTGTGAATTTTGGATTGTAGTCCTTTTTAAAAAATTGTCTGGTGTTGTATTTCTGACCATAGTCAGTATAGAAACTTTTGTCATTGTAAGCACTTTCACCAAACTCATCTTCATATGTCTTATAATACTCTGTTCCGACAATTATGTCAACCCCAGAATGACCAGTAAAATTGCTTGCACTTTCTTTGTAGTTTTTATCACAGAAAGCTTTTACTCTTTCTTTTAATTGTTTAGAATTTAATCTATTTAATTGAGATAGAGGTACATTCCTAAAGATTGTGTGATGAATAGGAAACCAATCCATATCTTCATCATCATAATATTCTCTCCAGTAAGTTAAATGTATTGTACTCTCTCTAGTCAATTTAAACTCCTTCTAATTCTAAATCAATAACTTCATCAACATTGTTTTCGTCAATGCCTACAAGTTCAAGACTTTCAACCATCATAATTTTTGCTTTAGCAGCTTCTTTAGTGATAGCATTGTTTTTTAGTTCTAGTAAGATATTGTCAACGGCTTTTTCTGCCATATCCCAATAATAGTTTTTTACTTTAGCCATAGTGTTTTTCTCCTTTGTTAGTGTTAATTATATTCATTACTTCGAAAAGTGATTTATATGGATTACTATACAATACTTTTTTAGCATTGGCAACTCTTTTTTCAAGTCTTTTTAGTAATACATATTGTTTCTTTTTGTTATATTCTTTAATCATATGTGTACATTATACATTATTTTAATACTAAAGGCAAGCACTTTTTTCATTAATTTAGCGCAATTATCATTAATAATAGACTATTTAATGAGAAACCTATTGCGTTAGATACGATATATAACATATCTTTAGCATATATAGCTCTTATTAGAAATAAAAACAGTCCTAACCAGACTAGTAATATGAAATTTAATGGTGGTAAGTCTGTTGACCAGCCCATTAATACTGATAATGATGTCGGAGCAGTAGCACCGTGAATGAGTATCATACCTACCCAACCACACATTTCAGTAAATTTGTTTGATTTGATTTTTTTCATAGTGTATATCCTTTCTTATTATGTGTCCATTATACATGAACCACGGTAGGAGGCAAGCGTTTTTTTGCTTTTTTTCGCTTTTTTTTAAATTATTTTTTGAGACCTGGTAAGGGTTTTAAGGCTGCGACAGAAAATACTTGAAAATAGTTGCTATTTCCAGTTAGATTTAACCCATTCCTGCTCGGATTCGTGTGGATTTGGCTGACCGTGGAAGACACATATCTTTGTTTCTGGTTTTAGACTGTAATCCCACTTACTTTTTTCAAATCTAGGGTCCTTTCTATCGAACCATTTATAAGATTGAGACCAATCATCTGGCATAGGAAGTGTCTTGGCATGTCTCTCCATTAGTTTGGACATGACATTTTGGTCACCTTGTTCTCTACGGTAATTTGGTCGGTCTATCATGTATTTTTGATAGATTGACTGTTCAGTTATGGATGTGTTAAATTTCACGATACTGGAGTTGAAAGTGGTATTAAAACCGTTGAAGTCATTAATAACGCCAAATGTCTCATCATCTCCCCATAACGCAACCTCGTTGATGTTCTTCAAAATTACAACATCTAAATCTAGGTATAAATTTGGTCCTTCAAGACCACTTGCTTTACCATACATTAACATTTTATTCCACCAACCTTGTTCATCATCTAACTGAAAAGGTTTACATAGAACATCACCGTCTATAATGTGATTTAATCTTGGATGGTCTGTAAAACAATAAAACTTGTAAGGGATAGTAAGGTGTCTTTGCACCATATTATAAAGTTTTTGTACATACTCTGTACCATATTTGTTACCATAATATACACATACAACATTCATACTAATAACCAGTTATAAACTGCCCTCATACTTAAAATTAGATACATTAACTCCATAAGAGTTCTAGGCCAATCTCTATCTTTGTAACCAAAATACACCCACATAGTACAAGCAATGATACTTAAACTCCAACCAATCCATTGTGTTGGTATATGAGCAGCTGATAAAATGGTTACACTAGCAAGAGCGATTAAGAAACCTAACCATCTCTGCCAAATCATAACAATTGTTCCTGTAATGTTTTTTGTGCAACACCAGTTCTTATCTCTTCGATTGTAAACTGATTATCTGCAATAAACTTTAACCACTCTTCGACAGTCTTTCTACCAGGTCTAAAAGGTTTCTCTACAAATTTTATATCTCTACTTGCAATAGGACTAACTATGTTATTCTTGTGTGCAATAACTGGTACTTGATTTAATACTGCGTCAACACCAGCTAAACTCATATTTGTAATCACACAATGACAGTTTTTTAATTGGTCTCTAATGTCAGTATTCCACCATTGATTTCCAGGTCTTGGTTTATTTCTTACAATAATTTTTCTTGTTGTGTGTAATTTTAATTCTTCTTTGACTTGGTTTATCCACTCTTCTTGTGATGTACCATTGATATGGTGTGTAACCGTAGGACTTGAAGGACATAACATAATATGTTTAGTCTCTCCAGTATTCCAACCTTTAAAGTTTGCGTCAATACCTTGGTGTCTCAACTTATCTAATCTTGCTGGTGTATTTACTCTACCTAATTGTGTATGTAAATTACCTTTACATATTCTAAAATATGTTTTATCATAATCATGTATTTTAGGTTCTGGATATCTTGTAATCTGTTCAGTTAAATAACCAACATCTACATACCACCACTCTAAACCCCATTCCATACATTGTCTTATCTGTGCAATATTTTTTCCTGCTAAACCCCAAAAGAAATGAACATCTTTACCTGTATCTTGCCAACCCTCTTTTATAGCAGGCCATATTTGGTGTGATAAACATTTATCCCATGCTATTTCGTGGCAAGTAATACTCATGCTTGTTCTCCGTTTAGTAGTTTACACTCATAGTTTATTGAAGACCAACTACCGTCTTGTGGTAGTTCTTCGTGCATTTGTTGTGACTTCACACATAACGCCTGGCTAGTGTGTAATCCTACATTTTGATGAACACATTTTCCATCACTCATACATATTGTTAATAATAAAACCCAAAACATTACAAATCAATCCTTACTGTATCTGCATATAATTTAAACCACTCGTTGGCATAATCGCTATCTGCATAATCTTTGAAATATGGACCACCTAATGTCCAATGTACATTCTTTGCGTCTGGATTAAAGTCGTATTCACCAACTAACCAGTTCCATTCTAATGGTAAACTGCCGATAGCGTCTTCATTGTTTAACCATTTAAATTGATGTAGTTCTAAACCTGTTGCCGTGTTGACAAAGTTAGGTGTTAACTTACTACATAAACTATTATTGAATATCATCATAGATGACCAGTTTTTCTTTTCAAACTTCTCGTTTTTTGCACCTCTAAATTTTACACCTTGTTTAGGTTCATAGTCATGTTTGCAACACATAACAGAATATATCATATTTCTTTTTGACCATAGTTCAGCAATGTCACCTCTAAACATCATATCACAATCCATGAATATAGAATAACCACTATAATTTCTTAATGTCGGTACCATAAATCTACTAAATGCAAAATCAGTTGATTGATTTTCTTGTTTGTTTCTTGTAAATTGTGGTATATTACTCAAACACAATGGTGTGATTGAAACTGGTTGACTAGAGTTTCTTCTTATACTCTCTGCCAATATATGATAGGCAATTTTCTCGCCCTCATCATAACCTATAAAAACATCTATCATATTCTTGCCTCTGGACTTTTGCCTTTCAATTTTCTAGGACCTTTTGTATGGTCATAAACAACACCTAATATAGACCTTGCTTGTACATGACCTGGTAGTCCATCACCAATATTGTTATTAACAGTACCTTCTTTTTCAAATTCTTTTCTTACATAATCCCACACATAACTATCGTGTTGTTCTTTTAATTCATATATTAAATCTTCATCATACATTTCTCTCATTCTCAAAGCAAACTTTTTTATGTCTGGATGTTTTAGATTGAAATATAAAAAACCACATTCACTATAATGTTTACCTCTACCTAGATACGCCATCATCATATTGTCTCTGTGTATGTGCTTTTTTATCCAATCTACATCAATAGTTTTATGAAATACACTATCTGCGTCAATGCATATAAGACCGTCTGCTTCTTCGAATAGTATAGCATTTGTATATGCATATACTTTATAACTGAAACGAACACCATCTGTAATAAAATCTAAACCTTTCTTACCAAAATCTGATTGTGGTTGTCTATGTTTATTTCTATCAATAAATGTTTTTAAATCTGGTATCTCATCTAACATACCCTCGTCTTCATTATATACTTTTAACTCAAAAGGCCAGTTATATGTTTTATCAAAACGCCAAGCGTAAGCTTCAAACAGTTTTTTATTCCAAGTAGTTATAGTTTTAATTTTCAATTAAATGCTCCCATGGTTTACCTTGTTGTATCTCATTTACTGACCATTGAGTCCATGCTAAGTCATAAAAAGTCTGTAATCTTTTTCCTAATTTTGGTGTCTCAACATCTTCTAATGAATGACTAGAAATTGGCCATAAAAAATTATATTCACTACATGTAATTACTGGTACACCTGCTAATACACTATCAATACTTGAACCACTTGTATATGATACTGTACACCAAGCATTTTTCAAACTGTCTTTGATATTTTTGTTTGTATCATAAACAACTTGATTAGTATAACTAAATCTAGCAACTATATGTTTCAACTGTTCTTTATTCTCTGGATGGTCTCTAACAATAATTGGTCTATCTGTATGTTTCATTAAATGCTTTATTGTATTCTCTAACCACCATTGAAAATTTAAACCAAACAATGAAGCGTCATTCATATTCTGACCTACTATTAGTACATGGTCACCAGTTCTTCGCCAACCTTTGATATCAATATCTAATGAATTAAATCTTTCTGGACTAGATTGTTCATTCTTAAAGTCTGCTAGACCTCTCATAAAATGATTTAGACCAACTCTGTGATAAGAATGGTCTTGTGTTATAGTTCTACCAAGTAATGGTGTTTCAAATACTATAACTTTACCTCTATGATTGTCTATGATATCATTTTTTAATTTATGATGTGGCGCTCTGTCAGCCTTATAATCTTTCTTACTTTGTTTTTTCCATGAACCGAATATAACTGCAACATCACATTCTTTGTATTGTTTACTTGCTGTTATATCAATACCTACACTATCAGCAAACTTAATTAGTAATTGCTGATGTGGTGGATATAAAGTAGAATTATAAAAGGCTAAACTGTTCATGGTAATCTTATAATAACCGCCTCTGATAGACACTTGTTTCTAGGTCTATTTAAAAATACTTCGTAAGGACCATTGTTAAATTCTTTTAATAGTTCTTCGTATTGTTTCAAACTAGTTTCGTTATCAATTAACTTGACTTCAAACTCAATTAAAAATGCTTTGAATTTTACATCTTGGTCGATAACTTCTCGACAGAAATCGTACCATACACCCTCAATATCTGCTTTGATAATATCTGGTTGTGACATATCATCAGCCATAATTGTTTGTAGATTTTTAGTTTCTACTTCAATATATCCTGGATCCTCACCAAATTGTGGTAATGGTAATAATGAATAACATTTCATAAGGTCATTCTTATCAAAATAGAATTTCATCTTACCATTTTCGCCAGCATATGCTAGTTGATGAAATGTCATTCTATCTTTACCAGGAAAGTTTGTTTCAAATAGTCTTACACTATCTGGTGTTGGGTCATATAAATGCATATTCATATTAGGATTGTCTGCCAACATGGATTGTTCCCACCCCACATCTCTATGTACACCTAATGATAATACATTTGTACTTTCTTTGACTACACTTTCTGGTAGCCAGTAATTTTTATATTGTTTAAAAGATTGAGGTTGCATATAGATACCCTCTAATCTTTTAATCTCCGTTAATAGTTCTTGTTCATTCATCTTTTACCTTCCAGTCGGTTTTAAAGGTCACATAATTTAATTGTATACCTCTTCGTTCTACTTGTATTTGTTTACCCTCTTCCATACCATGCCATTTTTTAGGACCTGTAAATACATATCCATAGTTATGCCAAAACGGTACAGTCTTTACTAAATCTAAATCTTCACTATAAAAATCTGTACCAAGATTTATATTTTCACCAGTTTGATTTACATATATCAAACTAGATATTAGTTTCTCTGGTATATCAACATGTGGTTTCAACCAGAAACCTTTTGTATCATGTAAGATTTCTAGTCTTACATAAGAACCTTTAAAGTTATCTTTGTTGCCAACCATCTTGGCAATCATCTCTCTAATAGGTTTACTTTGTAATTCTCTAATCAAGTTAACCATCTCTGGATACTTGCTTCTATTATCGTTTGTAATATATTCTCTTAATTGATGGTTTTGTTTTTCGACACCCTCTTTATAACCTGACCTGGTGCCATCATGCAATATACCTTTTCTTGGTATTACTGCACTTCTAATTTCATCTACTTGCGCTTCTGTTAATGCTTGACCAAAGGTATGGTGTTCCCATGGATTATCATCATATCTTGCCTTGCTGAGGCTTTCATATAATTTTGTGTACATCATCTTTTAAACACATAATATAGGCGTCTGCCTGATTGTCTTGCGTTACCAGTTTCAATCTCTTTACCATAATTGTTTCTAAATGCTGATAACATTCTATCAACATGGTCTTGATTTTTAGGTCTACCTTGTAATTTTTGAGTTTCGTATATCATAACACCTCCAGGTTTAGTCATCTCATAATGACCTTTGGCAATTTCACTTTCAGTTAAACCATCTTCATCTCTAACTTGAATAGTCATAGCAAAAGAGAAAATGACATCATAGTGACCAACATTACTTTCTGTAAAGTCTTTAAAACCTTTTTGAATCCACATCATATTGTCTGGTATGTCAAAAGGACATTCCACAAATGGTTCTACTGCATATACTTTTTGATAATCTTTGGCAAGTTCGATACCAAATTCGCCTTGATTGGCGCCTAGGTCAAGTAAAGTTTTATCTTCACCAGAGTATCGTTTTAAATTTAGATTTGCAATTCTTTCCTGAGCATTGTTGCCCTTACCGATTGCTTGGTAATTATTCCAGTCTGTCTTCATATCATTCACCTCAACTAACTTTCTTAAATCATTTTCAAACTTTTGTATATCAAATAGTTCTCGTTGACTATTTATAAACAAATCCGTAAACAGGTTTATATGTTTACTGCCTTCAGGTAATGTGTTCTCAAAATCTATACACTTCAACACACCATCTTTTATATGTATGTCATTAATAGGAAACTTTGTGGTTGTAAATTTTAAATCGTGTTCCTCTAATGCTTCTACAATCTTATATACTTGTGATACTAATTCTGGTCTAGGTACATCATTAACATACTTTTCACCACAATAACTCATTGTAATCACCAACTCATCTTTATCATAATGTAATAATTCTGGAAAGTTAGGATGACCTTGTAATCTCTGTAAACATTCTAACTCTCTTAAATAACAATGATAACCTGTACCTCTTACATAATCTTTCTTTTGTACCTTATCAAACTTCTTAACAACTTTATCACCAATAATCCAAACACTACTTGATTTTCCCCTTATCATACACTTTTACCGTTAACAAAATGATATGCGTTTCCGGCTAACATCTCAGCTTCAGTAAATTGTGACCCAATTAATGAGTGTAACCATTGTTCTCTTTCACCTGAATATAAAGGGTCTTTTATACTAGATAAATCTTTTAAACCTAAACTCACAGGCCATGCTGGACTGTGTTCACTACAAAAACTAGGTATACCTGCAACAACGGCATGTACAGCACACATTGAATGAAATGATATCATAGCATGACAATTTTTTAAGTCTTCGTGTAGAGGTTTTTCTGTTCTATCAGGAGACCAATCAACATTGCCTTTATACTTTTCTCTTACAACAATAGGGTGTGTTCTATCATATTTTTTTATCTGTTTAATGATATTACCTGTCCATTCGTGTCTATCAATGCCATACCATCTAGCAGTATGATAACTAGGTGGTATTATAAGAATATGGTCACCCTCATAGTTCCATTTCTTCAATGTAATCTGGTCTAGTAAATCTGGATTGTCTTTTACTCGTTCTCTTATTCTTTCAAATCTGGTTTTACATCTACCAGTTTTGTCAATATAAGTTTTTTGAGTGTTGTTTTTGATGATACGATACCATTTATCACCTGCTGAATTTTGTTTGTAATCTGAATAAAAGAAATATGGTTGGTCGAAATAATAGTAATCTTTTTCTTGTTCAATACAGGCTTGTTCTACTTCTTTTGTGCCTCTTAATATACCTTGAAAGACAGCCTCACCATCAGGACCTATTTGTCCGTCCCATGATGGCCAAGTGTAATTATAAAATTTATCACCTGTATTACTCTCTATATTTTTAAAATGCTTATGGGGAAATTTACTAGCAAAACCCTTTACGAAAGCAGATGATGATAATTTTGCGTCAAATACATATAGTGTCATAACCAACCTTTTGTATATAATAACTATCAACAATATCAGATATAGGGTTACCTACTTTCTCTGTGTCAAATAGTTGTTTCAAATCAATTTTTACTTCTTTCACGAATGCCTCATACATTAAATCTTTGTCTGCGTTACCTTTTCCTGTGGCACCTTTCTTAACGACACTCGGTACCACCGTTTCATAATTGAAATTTTGCTCTTGTAATCTATATTTGAGAATGCCACAATTTTCAGCGATTTGAAAAAGACCACGGCCTTTCGACCCATAAGAGTAGCCTTCAATGTATATTTGTGGATTTTTTGTTTGTTTGATAATGTCAATTGCGAAATCAGATATGTATGTAAATCTTTCAATCGGGTCTTTCCATTCTTTATGTTCATAACCAATTATATCCTCACTTTGTTGACCAATCCACTTCTTTTTGTTGGTCAAGTAATAAAATTTAAGTCCGCCATTGTTTACACAAATGGCAGGACTAGTTAAACTGTAATCAACCCCAATCTTCGTCTTCTTCGTACCTTTGCTCATAATCTTCCTCATCATCATCTGGAATTTCATGTCCACAAAATGGACATGTTATAGGAGGAATATCTTGTTCATCCTCATTCCATATTAATGTATATTTAGTATCGCAATCGGAACAATGTTTTTCTGCTTTAGTCATTACAGTTTGAATTTCTTGAATTGGTCTTTTTGTACATCTTGTTTAATACCACCAATGACATAACTTTCAATCTCTGTTTCTTGTGGTGCATTTTGTGTACCCTTTGAATTCAACCAATGGTCTGTCCACGGTAGAGGATTTTGTTTTTGTTCGTACCTTGTTTCTAGGCCAATGCCTTTC